AGGAAGGGGAGGAAAGGCCGCAGCTGGAGCCGCAGCCGGAGCAGCCCCAGGGAACTCCCACTGTGTTACACCCGTGCTCTCGTTAGAATAGTACGGTGTTCCATTATCAGAGTATTGTATCCAGCCCGGGGGAAGACTCGCAGCCGGAACCGCAGCCGGAACCGCAGCCGCAGCTGGAACCGCAGCAGCCGCATCAGCAGCCGGAGCCGCCACAGCTGGAGCCGCCACAGCTGGAGCCGCCACAGCTGGAGCCGCCACAGCTGGAGCCGCCACAACCGGAGCCGCCACAGCTGGAGCCGCCACAGCTGGAGCCGGAGCAATGCCTTGGCGTTTCATTTCTTGGATCTTAAGTTCGGTCACGGCGGCGGCAAGCGCCAAGATGGCGGCCGTGCTTCCGAGTGCAATCTCAGCCATTGTATTTGGAGTATATTTAACTCTTCGTATGTTCTAATACCCAGAGACCCTGTAAGAATGAATCAGCAAGATCGTCCTTCTTTGGGTGCTTGGCGAAGTGCTCCTGGTTCACCGCAGGAACAAGCGCGTATGCGTGAGTTATGCCTGTCTTTTTGCGACCTTTATACGATGCAGTTGAATCTTCCACGGTCACTATGTTGGACAGCTTGTGAGTCGCTGACACACCCGAGCACTGAAACCCACGACACGAAAAATACATCTGGATCATTGCCTGGACTCCAAACATCCGCCGATCCATCTGGTTCTCCAACGCAACCACTGTTGCTCCCTTCCAAGAAGCCATCCGCGCATCCAGGCTCTTGATAATGGCCGGCGCCAAGTCCAGGACAGATCCCTGGATTGCTGACGACACGCACTTCTTCCAGGTGTTCTGCTTGCGGTGATTGTAGAGCAGCCCAACCAGATCAGCCTTCTTGGTTGCGTCCGTGGTCAGTCCCTCCTCAGCGATCTGGGCCTGGAGCTCGGTGGGAGACAGCTTGTTGATCTCAGCTTTTGTGACCTTCGCCTTCTTCTTTGGCGTATGCTTGGCACAACTAAAAAGACCGTTACTTGCGTGCTCATATCGAGCCGACGTGGCGCATTTGTGACACCTAGGAGCACCGACACCTGCCTGCTCTCCTAGTACGTCAATGATGTTCCAATCCACGATGGTGACATCTGTGCGGCTTGTGCCGTCCAAGACACAATAGGCTAAGTTCCGTAATCCGATATCAAACGAAATAACTTTCATTGTGTATCTTGTACTGTTAAGAGTAAATGAGACAGCTCTTTACGGATGGCGTTAACTCAATAGCCCATGTTGGATTGGGCGTAGTGAGTGTCTGGAATCCAGTTCTACTTATTATCTTTTTTGCGTATCAGTTTTTCAAGCATCCCAAACTAAGTGATGCGTATGCGGGCATCCTGGAGTTTTTGATTGGTTACGCAGTAGCTTCCAGTTTACTCTAATTCGCTGTAAATGTCGCCCTGCGAACTCTGGTAGAAGATCCCTCGTGCAGATCCAGTTGCCTGGGTCAAGAGTGCTGTCTCATTTGTGTACACCATGGCACGCAGCCAGGTCTTCTTTGCCAACTTGTTCTGAAGCAGCGGATACTCAATTAGCTTGTCCACTAACTTGGCGATGGATGCTTGCAACTGCTTCCGCTGTGCAATCCGAGGAACCTTCTTCAGCTGGTCAGGTCGCGACAATTCCTCAATCTTCTCCTCGACAACATTTCGAACGGCAGAGGAATACTGGCAAATCACCATATTGTGTCCAGAAGCGACCGTATCCAGAACATCAATGATTGCATTCACCTCAGCTGTCAATGAGGGTCCAGATCTAGACCTGACACGCTTGTACTGAATCTCTTCGAATGCCTTGAGCTTGGCGCGAACCTTGATTGCACTCATGGATAACTGATGTGCCGCGATGGCTAGCTTGGGAATTTTCTTGGGCGGAGTTCGGTCTCCAGGTGGTGTGATCATGTTCACATGAATCCGATCTTCCCAGCCAAGGAACGGAATCAAATGATGGCGAAGAACGTCAACGGGCAGAAGATCGAAGTAGGTGGGCTTTCCCACGGTCTTGTGGTAGATGAAGCGAGAGAGAGACATTGTGTACGACGGTAACTCTTTCCAGTTAGGACCAAACAGATCCGTTTCACGTCGCCACACGGGCTCCTCGGTCCGTCGCCTACGCCGTCGCCTTCAGCAGGGAGATCAGGATGTTCTTGGAATCCGCCTTGCCGTAGGGGATACCGCGAGTCGTCAGCAGCTCCTGAAGCTCCTTCTTGGACTTGTCCTGGAGACCATCCGTATCCAGGGGTGCCGGGGGGCCCGAGACAACCTCTGTCTCCTTCTCCACCGACAGGCGGTCATCCTCCTCCTCCTCATCAGAGGTCGGGATCTCAGCGTGCTGGAGAGTCTCTGTCGGCTCCGGAACGGTGGCCAGCTCGATCTTCGGTCTGACCACGGTTGTCATCAGCGTCTGGTTCAGATCGCCAATCACCAGTGCGATCGAATTCATGTTCTGGAACAGGCGCGTCTGCTGCCAGTAGATCCAGCCCACCATACCCGCAAGAACGAGGACCATGGACGCAAGAAGCGCGATTGAGGCGTGAAGGAACTCCATTTATACCGAGGGCGGGGAAAGGTTGTGGCTCCTTAAACGAAGTCATCCTCCAGATATCCCGACATCCGACGGGGTCTAATCAAAGGACAGACCCAGGCTCCAATAACCGAACCGACTATACATGTGGCCACAAGTCCGACCACGACGATCGCGATGAGGTTATCCTCATCCATTACCTTTCTTTCCCTGTTAAAGGTAAATGGGTCGTAAGAGCTTCATGAAGTCAATCCGCAAGATGTTCGGCGGCGACGGTCAGTTTGGAGTGGGAGACGCACTTCAAACTGCAGCGATTGTAGGTGCGACCACTGCATACAACCGGGCCAATCCTGAGTCCGGTGTGATGGATACTCTGGCAACTGCGACCAAGTACGCTGCGTATTTCTTCGGAGGCCTCCTGGTATTCTTCATTATCTTCATTATCATTGCGGTCATGTTCGGCAAGAGAACAGACCCAACTCCTCCTGCGGATGCGACAGACTCTGCGTCTGGAACTCCACCTCCAGCGTAAATAACCTTGCTCTCTCAATAAATGGCCAAGAAGGGAGGTGCGTTTATTGAGACAATGGTTGCTGCCGGTGTCGGTGCCTACGCTGCGAAGACGTCTTCGTCAATGAAGGGACTGTTGTGGACGCTGGCTAAGTACGTGCTGGTTGTGATGGTGATTTCGTTCATTCTGTTCTTTGTTCTTAAGATGATGTCCACGGAGAATTTCGTGCCTCTCACCCCGTCCGCGAAGGGTGATGAGAAGGTGACGACTCCCGCTGGGAATACGATCCTTCATTGATAGCAGTTCTTGTAGGGACGGCAGCTCGCCTTCTGCGTAAAACCCATGCGCTTGCACGGCGTCTTCTTACAATACGCCCTCGACATCAAACGCTTCTTCTTGAATCTCCGTGTTTTGTTGCGATCTGGCATTTATATCTGAACTACTAATAAATGAAGATGCCCAAGATGCCTAAGATTCCTATGTGGGGGTGGGCCGTGCTCGTTCTTGCTGTTGTCTACTACGTGTTTCTCCGCGAGGGCATGGCGATGCCCAAGAACCCCGAGCCGACGGTTGTGGATACGGATGCGAAGAAGAAGACTGACTAGAAATCCTCATCCAGGCGAAGGGGGGCATTGGATGACACGCGGGAATAGTCTGATACCTTCTTCTCAAAGAAATTGGTCTTGCCTTCCAGCGAGATCAAGTCCATGAAGTCAAATGGATTATGAGCACCAAAGATCTTCGGCGCGCCCAACTGGACCGCCAACCGATCCGCCACAAACTCAATGTACTGCGACATCATCTTAGAATTCATGCCAATCAGAGAACACGGAAGCGCGTCGCAGATGAACTCCTTCTCCAGCTCGACGGCGTGCTTGATGATCTGGTGAATGGTCTCCACCGATACCTTGTTCTCCAGCGTGTGAAACAGGGACACTGCGAACTGAGTGTGAAGTCCCTCGTCGCGAGAGATGAGCTCGTTGGAAAACGTCAGGCCCGGAAGGAGTCCGCGCTTCTTGAGCCAAAAAATCGAACAAAAAGCACCCGAGAAGAAGATGCCCTCCACACAGGCAAATCCCACCAGACGGGTCGCAAAGGACTTGTCAGATCCCATCCATTCCAGCGCCCATTCGGCCTTCCTTTCAATGCAGGGAACCGTGTTGATGGCATTGAACAGCTTGGCCTTCTCCTCCTCATCCTTGATGTAGGTGTCAATCAGCAGAGAGTATGTCTCCGAGTGGATGCCCTCCATGGCGTTTTGGAAGGAGTAGAACAGCTTGACCACTTGCGAGCTGACTTCGCCCTGGAAACGGGTCACCAGATTCTCCATGACGATGCCGTCCGACCCAGCAAAAAATGCCAATACGCGCCCAATGAAATGCTTCTCATTTTCGGTCAGCTTGTTCCAGTCAGACATATCTTTAGAAAAGTCAATCTCGTCGGGCGTCCAAAACACGGCGACGCTCTGCTTGTACATCTTGTAGAGGTGCTGCTCCGACGACTTGATAGGGAAGAGAGTGAAGGACATCTATACTATTAGCGGAGAATACACTTAAACCTTTGTCTCCCTTTACTACAATGAGTAGTACGTCCAACGTCCAGAATTTGCTGTCAAATGTGTTTCGCCCCACATTTGTCTACAATCCTATTTCGAGCAACTACCAGTCCAAGCTCGAGCTCATCAATATCGATACTGTCTCCGCCAATATGATCACAACGTACGCGGTGAATGTGAGGGATTCCGCGTCCAATGCATATGTCGGAAGCGGCGCGGGAAACCCAAACTCGTCTCTTGTTTCGAGCTCAAACTCTAACAACACATTTGTAGGAACAAATGCGGGTACGGGATCTCAGAACGTATCGGACGGCGTTCTGCTTGGATATCGCGCGGGAAGCGCAGGAGGTGGAGTGGGTAGTATTTCCATTGGAGCCGACACTCTCAATGGCGGAAACTCAAACATCTACATTGGTTACGGAACCGGCATCTCTGCGGGAAACAACAATATCTTTATCGGACCTGGTATTGTACCCGCATCTAACACCAGCAATACTCTCATAATTGGAAACGGAGGCACGCCAACAATCATTGGGGATCTCGTCGGCCACCGCGTTGGTATCAATATGTCAAGTCTCCCTGTTACCACTCCCCCGGTCTCATTGGATATCGACGGATATGCGCGCGTCCAGAATGGCGGTCTTGGCATCAATAAGTTGCCTGGTTCCTACACATTGGACGTGAACGGCGACATGCAGGTCTCCGATGGCTACGGAGTCTTAACCTTCACACACGACGATTCAAACAATTCCGTTACGACGATCAGTAATACGACTTCGTACCCCAACTGTAACGCAACACTGCGAGTTACAGGTGGATTCTTTTCGGCAAGGGGATTTGCGAATGGAGCCACGTACTCTATTCCGTTGAAAAAGGGAATGTTCATGGTCTCTGCAATTTCCAGTACAAGCGCCCAGGGATATGTAGGTGTCGCATATGACGAGGGAAGTCAGACACTCGTAAGCAGTAACGCTGGGTCATTGATCACCTCCAATGCTGGAAGTGTCGTGGTTAACATAGATACCTACTGGACGGTTACGTACTTCCTGTCACTTTAAACTTGTCCACAATCTTGCGGATGGACACTGAGGAGACCCCTGACGCAGCGGACACGCGAGGAATCTGGCCTCCCAGTACCGAGCAGACCACGCCAGCCACAATGGTCTTGGGTGTGTGCTCCATCTCGGGAAGACCCTGAAGCATCAGAACGATCGCATCGCGATCTGTGTCGGACAAATCCATGTCCGCACAGATACGCTCGGCAATCCCTAGCTGGGTGCTCAGTACGTTGGATCCGCCATCTGAGAACCGCATCAGCGCCTTACACAGCGAGCGAATGGAGACGTGAAACAGGGCGGCTACTTCTTCGTGCGTACGGGTCGCGTCATGCTGGCGACACGACGTGAAGATTGCCGCAGCCATCAAGGCACGACGAGTTTCTCCACGGGTTTTCTGGGCATCCTCTACCTTCTTGAACAGCGCACATCCATCCATGACAATCGCCTTGGGTAATCCCGCTCGTACGCAGGACTGCTGAATGGCATCAAAGATGCCCATCCAGGATCTCTCTCCGTGGCTTGAGAACGACCACGCAGATAGCTTCGCAATGGACTTCCCCTCCTCCGACTGCTGCCCACCCCTCCGACGCATCATCATCGATCCGTAGGAGGAATCAGGAAGGAGTTCGCTCGTGATCGTCCCCGTTCGGGACGGGTCGTCTTCAGTATTGCCGTAGACTCGCCACTCGGCTCCCTCATCGATAGCAGAGCCCAGAATCGTTCCGCAGAGAGTGCACACGCGTTCACCATCATTGACCACCACGTCATGTTCACACATATGTCTTCATCTTCTTCTGGGTGCGACGACGTCCATTTTTCCTGCGCGTCCTGCGCCGTTTACCAGCTTGTGTCCATCCCTCATCCAGTGGTGGTTGAATGTCTCCGTCTGCTATTATCCCGGGATAAAGAAAGATATTGCCGTCTCCCAATACAAATCTATATCTAGGCATCGCGTCTTTCTTGAGCGATTCTAACTGACTAGTAATTCTTTCAAATATTGCAATTACGTCCGCGTGCAGTCTATCAAGTTCCGCATCTGCTGGCGACCGAGGCAGATCATTAATATGTTTTTCGTGATCTGCCCTTCTCATTTCAAGGCATTTCTTCAATAATGCCAAAAGGTGCTCTTTCTTTGAATCTCTAAACATGGCAGACGACGCTTCCACAAATCTATAGAAGTTCTTATTACACGCCTTTTCACTGTGATACGCAGCAAGCGATTTGGGTTTATACTCTCCCCATCTCGCCAGACTGTTTGCTACAGCTGTATCCGGATCAACCAAAGCCATTACATCTACCCAAGACTTTATCGCATACTTCCCAGAGTGGACGGATCATAGACCTGAGGACGGTAGTTGGTCAGAAGGGGTGGACGGTGTTGAGAGAGCTTGCCACCGGCGGTCTTGAGCCAGGAGATCAGCAAATACTTCTCATCAATGACCCAGACCATATACCCGCCTTGCGATAGGATGTTCATAATGTACTCACGGGCTTCGGTCATTTGAAACAAGGGGTATCCAAACACATACGCAGGGATTTCAAAGACGATATAGGGTGCGTTAGGGGAATGGACGGCCTGTTTGCGGATTTGGCCGTACAGCTGGCTCAACACGGGTCTCATGGCGCGCATGCGTTTCTCGCGGCGTTCTTCGGCCTCGTCCCAGACATCACGAGCTTTCAGCATACTTACATAGATACCCCTAATAATGTTTCCCGCAATTGCACTCGGCGGCGGAGGTGTCCGGGGTGGCATCATGATCGGTGGATTGGCAGCGTTAGAAAAGCATCAACCGCTAGTGTTTCCCAAGGGAATCTACGGGTGTTCGGCGGGGTCCATCTTAGCAACAGCTGTTGCGTACAAGATCCCGGTTCCTGCTATCAGGTTGATGTTCTCAACGGACTTTAACTTGTCTACCATTATTCCCTCCATCAACCTGGCGACCATCACGTCGTTTTCCAAAGAGAAGGCTCTGTTTCCAATGGACTCCTTTACACAGACTCTTCTCAAGGCATTTGACAATCAAGGGATTGATTTGCGAAATGCTGTGATTGGGGACACACCACAAAAGCTCTATATTGTTGCAGCAAACCTGACGACTCGGCGAACGTCGTTGCTGTCAGGAAATGTTCCGCTGTTGGATGCGCTTCGGGCATCGTGCTGTATTCCCTTCGTGTTTCGTCCACAGGTCATCTACAATAGCGTCTACGTGGACGGCGGATTCTTTGTTCACAACCTTCATACGATTGTTCCTCCAGAATGTTTGGTCTTTCACATCAGCCGCTCCGATCTCAAGATTACTCCTGAGCGTGTCAAGGAAATGAGTCTGTCCACGTATGCCGCAACTCTGTACGAATCCTTTCGATCCGAGTCGGTCACAGGAAATGTGGTTTGGTTCAAGAATGATACAGTTATGCTCATGCAGGAGTTGACGGAAGACGACAAGAAACATCTATACGATCAGGGATTTGCTCAGGCATCACGATTCCTTGCCAAACGTCTGCCGGAGGTACTCGGTTAAACCCTCTGTTGTCGCCTTTCCAGTGTAGGTGTAGAGAGACGTAGAGGTCTCCAGCTTGATCGTCGGGTACGCATCAATTTCATACAAGTCCGCTGTGGTCCGATCCTTCTCGGCATTCACTCGGATGAACGAAACCTCCGTATCTCCGAACTGCTTCGGCCCAGACTCTAGCTTCTCCCACTCAGGCATGGCCTTCATGCAGTGTCCACACCAGTCCGTGTGAAAAAAGTACAGGTTAGCCTTATCCTTTTGAACCGTGCGCTTGGGAGCTACCACCGGTTTCCACAGTCTCCAGACAAGATAGGCAAGTACTGTGAGTGCCAGCGCAATAAGGAGAGTGCTCATTACTTGAGAACACGAGAAATTCTGCGCTGTAGCTCAAACCAACGACGATAGGCTTCCTCGACGGTCAGGTTGTCTTTGATTTGTATCCATGCCACATCGGTGGTCATGCGTTCAGGTTCAAATGGGCGTGGATGGATCGTAATCCAACGGCCATTGTAACGGACAAGAAAAATGGAACTGGGGTCCATTGGATAGTATCTTTTGGTAGGTAAGTGGTAAATGGAAATCGTCGCGCGCTCTCTCGCAGCAGTAAGTATCAACTATGCGGTTCATTTCGCGTCCGCGCGCTTCTACGATGCATTCTGTGTTCCCCATACGTTTGCGGAAATCGCGCAAACACTCGTGACGACCGCGTCCCCCGTGTGTTCGACTGCGATTAATGTTGTTCAAATGACCCAATCTAACTACGCTTCTATCATAACCGTTTCCCTCGCAGGTTCTATTGTGAATGCCCTACGAGTTTGTCCGAGTGGTTAAGGAGACAGTCTTAAGATCTGTTGGCGAAAGCCGCGAGGGTTCGATCCCCTCAGCTCGTATCTATTTATTTTTTGCTTCACCTAAAGGTTCAGCTTTTAGACCCGCGGGAATCCTACCAGGTTGGCACCGATGCCGAAGCCGGCACCCGTGCGAGCAGACGCGCCAACGCTAGGCGCATAGATGTCCAGGATGGCGAACGTCGCAGTCGCAACGAGGGCGATCATGCCAACCTCGGCGACCTTGAGGGTCTTGCCTGGGAGCACGAACGCGGCAATCGCCACCGCGAGACCCTCCAGGAGGTACTTTACGAGGCGAGTCAGGATATCGGCAAAATCAACACCGGCGGAGGGGGTGGGCTTCGGCTTAGACTCCATTTGTTTGGTTCTATGGTCCGAAGATTTTTTACACTGCGCCTCCAGAGTAGAGTTTGAAGGAAATGAAGGGCACTCCAAGCACCCACACCGCCCACCAGGGGATGTACAGAGACAGGTACTGCAGAATGACGAAAAAGACGATCGCATGGATCGCAGCGGCGGTCATTCCGGTTCCAATGGACAGGACGACGCCGGGGCACAGCAGAAAGAAGAGGTAGGCTGTTGTGAAGATGTCGTACATTTGTGTTCTTGCGGAGAAAGGACTTTCAAAGGAACCCAGGGAAAGAGTAAATGCCCCGCACCGAGCTCCCTAAGCGCGACGAGTCTGGCCCGATCGACTACCTTGACGAGGACCCCGAGGTGCCCACGCAGAAGTACTGCATTGTGTCCTTCATCAGCCCGGAGAAGGTGATCAAGAACAAGGAGGAGTTCTATTTCGAGAAGTTCGTGGAGTGGATGGACTACGAGTGGAAGATCAAGGGCCTGGAGAACTTCATGGCCTTTCTGTCGAAGAAGTACTCTGTCAAGATTGACGACCTCCTGAAGGATGCCAATGACTTTGTGAGCGTCCGCAAGGAGGAGGTCAAGAAGACGGACATCCGCGAGCAGTACCAGATCTTCCTCCTCAAGAACGAGAAGGATCTCCAGGAGATGTACGATAACAGCGTGGATTTCCGTACGAATATCCGCGGCGTCAAGGTTCGTCGTGCCTTCCCCACGGTGGAGGAGGCGCAGGTGTTCTCCAAGGTGCTTCAGCGTCGCTACCCCAAGGACAACCTGTATATCGGCAAGGTCGGTGCGTGGCTGCCGTGGGATCCCTCGGAGCACCTGATGCCGGAGGTGGAGTATGCCGAGAAGGAGCTGAACGAGCTGATGCGCAAGTACAAGGAGAACGAGGCCAACAAGGAGATGTTCTTCGCCGAGCAGCGCGAGGAGTCCATCAAGGCCCAGAAGGAGGAGAATGAGAAGCGTCGCAAGGCCAACGCGGAGGAGAAGGCGCTAGAGGATGCGTCGAAGGCTGTTCACCCCAGCGAGGGCGCTCACCGTGATTAAAAATAAAGGTAAGATGTAATGGCCGAGCAGACTTTATTTCAGGTTCAATTATCTGATCTAGCGTTCGCTACTCGGGTTGCACGAGGAATTCCTGGACAGCCTCCAGTCGATCCTACGAACTGTGGTCCTGCGTCTGCGTGGCTACTGGGAATTATCAACGATCAAGAAGTTGCTGATATGACACGGACGATGAGAGGATGGTCCCTGGCATTCTGGAGTGCCGCGCTTGATCGTAGATTCCCAAACTTTGTTCATGAGCCACATGCTCAACCCTTAACCCAAGAGACCATTGAACGTGTCGGCAGAAGCATCGCAAATGGGGCTGCGACGCTGATGCTCTCACAAGACACAAGAGACATTGGTCACTACTATGTTTTGAGTAAGAACGACATGGGACTTTTACAGTTATTTGATGCTCAGCGAAATGAGTATATAAGGAGAGCCCCTGCAATTTTTAATCATATTCGTACTGTCTACCACGGAGGAGCCATTGGACAGCCTTTACGTCTTACACTCTTTGGTCAGACTGCTCGTCCCGGAGTGGTGATCCCTCGGGCGCCGGCTGCAGGGGCAGCAGGTCCTTATCAATTTGGTCCGCGTGCACTTGATGAACGCAATGCTGCTTTTTTGAGAGCCCTGGAAGCAGTGAACGCCAACCCCGCAGGGGCTCTTGTCAATGCGAGTATTGCAGATATTCCCGAAGAACGTGCTCCGGGAGCACCTCCCGCCGATCGGGGTCCTGGAGGCATGGAGTTTGAAGGCCCTCCAGCTGCAGCTGGGGCCCCGGCTCAACCCTTTGGATATTTTGGGGCACCTGCTCCGCAACAAGCTCAAAACTTCGGGTTTTTTGGAGCTCCGGCTCCGTATGCGTTTGGAGCTGCGGCCCCGGCACCTGCTCCGCAACAAGCTCAAAACTTCGGGTTTTTTGGAGGACCCGCTCCGCAACAGGCTCAGCCTTTTGGGTTTTTCGGAGCACCCGCTCCGCAACAAGCTCAAAACTTCGGATTTTTCGGAGGACCCGCTCCTTATGGATTTGGAGCTTTTAATGGAGTTGCTCCAGGCCCACCGCAACCAGCAGCATTCAGTCAGGTTGATGGTGGTTCTACTCGCCACCGGTCTTCTTTACCCACACGGAGGGCGGGGCGTTCTTCTTTCGCAAGGAAGATGCGTTATACTCGTCGGCAGCGAGCATTGCGGACTGGAAAGGGCGGTTATCGTTCCACAAAGACTGGTCGCACAGTCTAAAAGGGGGGTGCTCGGAGGCCTTGTACCAGAAGACCTGGTCCTCTAGCTTGTTGGAGGCAACGTTATTGCAGATGACTAAGCCCTCGTAGTTCTCGGTGCACTGGTCCATGAAATCACAGAACATCTCAAAGGTAGGAAACATACCTGCGTAATTCTCGTAAATTCTACGACGATTACCTAGGATATTCTCACGAAGAATGAAGACGAAATCTACGTTGGTACGAAGGTTGGGCGTGATACCGAGCGGGTACTGCATGGTGATAATGGTCATCATATCCAAATGCCGGCCGTTCATGAATACGAAGCGAGTGGACTCTTCATTGATCCACTCCTTGGCGGCGTAGAGGCAGTCGTCGAGAATCAGAAACGCACGAGGATCGACCGGAGAACCACTTGACTTGCTCTTCAGGAACCGCTGCTTGGCTGCGAACTGTCGCTTGATAAAGGCCTGAACCTTTGCCGGCTCGTACTTGTCATGGATGAGTTTGGAAGGAACGAACGCTTGAAAATACTCGTTCACGACCTCTGTCGGCGAGATCACCATGCCAGCGGGAAAGCAGTCCTGGACGTTGAACAACAGGTCACGTGCCAAGAAGGACTTGCCGGTGTCCTTCTTACCGATGATCACGATCATAGGACTTTTACGGGAGTCCATTCCACATCTGTCCTTGATCATGTCCATATTAAACTTTCTCAGTTGAAAGTTCATCTTGTTCTCCTTGTCGTTTATTTTTCTGCTTTCATCACCGAGACACTTCATAATGGGAAAGGATTTGAGGACCAACGCTGTCCAAATGAAGATTCATCGTCTGCCCAAGCTGGATGGAGCCCCCTGGTCTATGAAGAACCTCCAGCCCTTCTTCCCGTGCCTGGAGAAGCTCTTCAAGACAGAGAATGTTGCGGGACTCCATGACTACGGCGTGAAGCTGGATAGCCAGCTTGAATCCATCGTAGACGGAACGCATGCCAAGGTGAGAGGGCAGACCGTACCCGTCCATCGCAAGACCACTATGATCCTGTCGCCCTTCAAGACCATGCGCGGAGATTACGGGTCTTTCGGTGTCCCCAAGCGCACGGATGTCGCCGATGATATGCATGAGAAGATGCAGAGCCCTCATACGGCAGCCTACGTGGGTGCCATGACCTCGATCGCCTTGTCGGAGTCGGATTGCGATCACTTTCCCACGGTCTACGGCGTCTACGTCGGTCTTGCGGGATCTCACACAATTGACATCTCAGATGACTACGAAGAGCTCACGGAGAAGGGGTGGTTTGCGGATCGTATTGGCAAGACCTTTGAACTCAAGCTTCGGACGGCCGGTCACGATGCCGAGTTCACTCACACACGCAGTGCTCGTATTGCCGTGGATACGGCGGAAGAGGTTCTCCTGGACGGCATCGAAGATGTAGATGCGGATCACGTCAGCAACCCCGATCAGCGGGAACCGGAGGCCTACGATGTAGCATCGTCTGGATCCCCCGAGATGGAGGAGAATGACGAGGATGAGGACGATGATGTCTACGACATTGAGTCCTGCGATTGCTCGGAAAAGACAGACGATGAAGACGAGGATGAAGGCGAGGAACCCGAACCGTTTGCGTGGGCTACGTTCAGCGATGTTCCGGTTGTCACGACGGTCATGGAGGTCTGCGAGGGAACTTTTTACGATCTCATCAAGGAGCACCCGGAGCCGGAGAAGCACGTAGCGTGGGTTTCGCAGGTGGTGTTTGCTCTGGCGTTCGCTCAGCGGACATTTGGAATGACGCACAATGATCTCCACGGCAATAACGTCATGTACGTCAAGACAGACAAAGAAGATTGTATTTATCTTCACGCAGGGACAGTCTATCGTGTGCCGACGTTTGGGTACCTCATGAAGATCATTGACTTTGATCGGGCCATCGTGAATCTCCGCCTGACAGGACTCAAGGACCCGAAGACGTTCATGAGTAGTCAGTTCCAAAAGGACGAAGAGGCCGGTGGCCAGTACAATATGGAGCCGTTCTACACCAACAAGCACCAGCACATTGCTGCGTCCTCGTCGTTCGATCTGGTTCGGTTTGCTACGTCGGTCTTCTGGGATATGTTTCCCAAGGGACCGAAGCATGACTATACACACCCGTTGTTTGGTTTGTTTTTGCAGTGGATGAAGCAGACAGATGGGTCGTCGGTGATGTTCCGCAAGAAGATGGACAATCACGATCGCTACCACGGATTTGATCTGTACAAGGCGATTGTGAGGTACTGTGGAGATTCGGCGGTGCCGAAGAAGGAGATTGGACGCATGGTTCAGTACCGGATTACACCAACCCCGTCTCAGCTAGGAGAGGCATTGATGATTGAAGCATAGTGTTATTCATCGGCGTGAACTATATAGGCTGGAATCGTTCGTTTGTGTTCTAAATAGGTCGCAACAATGCGATGAGCACCATCCAGCAAAGTATAGGTTCCCTTTTTCAATACAATCCATATGGGCTCTGTAGCCCCTTGTTGCCGTATTATTTGCCTATGATGTAACACTGAATCCAAATCTGCTTGCCCTCTAGGACGGTTTTCTTTGGGGTATGGATTGCTCGAAAGACGATTCGTATTAAAGTTATCTAGGATGTCTAGTTTCGACAGTGGAAACCTCACGTACTTACTATGAAAAATATGGTAATACATTGATGACTTCTTTGTTCTAAACAGTTTCAGTGTTACAGATGTATCCACTGAATCTTGTAGCGCATCCATTCTACACTTAGTACGGATTAAAACTCCGGCTTGCCAACAAACATGTCCTGGGCCGCCGTAGCCACGGTCTCCGCAACATCCGTGACGGCATCCGTGCCCAGTGAATACAGGACGCCCGACGCCAGGACGCCCGAACCTACCGCGATCTTACCCAGATCCGTGTAATCCACGGCCTGAGTCTTTGCACGACGATCCAGAACATACAAGAGAGCAGCTACAATCATCACGGCGACTACAACCATGGCGAGCGTCTGATAGTCCAGCATTTGATTTTTCGCGTGGATTGGTTTAGAGACAGTTGGACGCGCCCTTAAAGGTCTAGCTTCAGGACGCCCTCGGGCTTGGCGGCCGGCTCCTCATCCTCATCATCCGACAGCTCCAGCTTGACATCTTCACCCATGGTGAGGCGAGGGCGCTCCTCTTCCTCTTCACCCTCGGTCTCAAACTCCACCGTCTCCGACTCTCCAAAGCTGAGAGCCGGCTTCGGGGCCGGGATCACCTCGGGCTCAGCAGGGCGAGGCGTGTCTGCCTTGACCGTCGTACCCTTGGCCTGGAAATATGCCTTGCTAATCTCCTTCCATGGAATGAAGCTGTCAATGACCTCATCCAGGGTACCGCCAAGCATTGTTTCGATATCACGGCGGTTGCGGGACTGCTGCTCTGATGACACATCAATCGTCTTGAACAGATACGCGTTCGACCAGCACTTCCGGGCAGCCGACTTGTACAGCGTAAACACAAACTTGGACAACGTAGGGCGCTCAAACTGAACATTCACATGCGTCTCCTCCGACTGCTGAAGAGATGCAAACGCACGGATATAGCTGACGAACACACCCAGCAAAAGATCATCCATGTACTCGCACTTCGACGCCTTCTCAATACGAGACACCTCCGTGGTCAGAACTTCATCTGTCCACTGCGGAACACGGGTAAGAAGGTTCTGAAACGTCTTCAGGGTCTCGCCGGGCTGCTTGTTGCGAGCACAGGCAACCTTCGCATTGTCGTAGATCGACCAGAGACCATCCGCAACGTGCGGAATGAGAACACGGCTGAGATTCTCACGAAGAGACTGCTTAACAAAATCAGTGGTCATTTACTTAGACGGACGAAGAGATGAAAGTCAATACGGACGCACATGCCACGCTTTGTCTTGATTTCAATGGTCAAGAATGAAGAAAAGATTCTGAAACGCTGCTTGGACTCAGTGGAGGGGCTTGTAGATGCGTACGTGATTACGGATACATGTTCAAACGATACGACGACCGAGATTGCCCTTGACTTCCTGAAGACCCATGAAGGCTGTCTTGAAATCAGTTCCTGGAAACATTTTGGTCACAACCGAACAGTCAGCTTCAAGAATGCCCAGGATTACTGCAGGTCAAAACACTGGGATCTCAAGGACACCTATGGACTCTTGCTGGACGCAGACATGAAGTTTGTGCCGGGAGATCTCAAGAAACAGGCACTGGGTGAGCCTGGATATACCGTGATCCAAGTCGCCGGTACTCTTGAGTACCCGAATACGCGTTTAATTCGCATGGACATCAATTGGGTGTGCCGCGGAGTCACCCACGAGTACTGGGATGGCGGAGAGACAATTCACCTTCCAAGGTCCGTGTGTCGGATTGATGATTTGAACGACGGTGGTAGCAAGAGCGATAAGTTTCCTCGCGACTGTGCTTTGCTTGAGAAGGGACTGAAGGATGAACCGGGCAATGTTCGCTACATGTTCTATCTTGCGCAGACCTACCATTCAATGGGACAGTACGAAAAGGCCATTGAACAGTACACCAATCGTATTCGTGTAGGAGGATGGTACGAAGAGGTGTGGTATGCCCACTATATGATTGCAAAGTCCTATTTGGCTCTGAACAAACCCTTTCTGTTTGAAGAGTGGGTGGAAAAGGCATATGACTTTTATCCTCGTCGGGCAGAAGCGCTGTACGCGCTAACAAAGTACTATCGCGAAAAGGGTCAGCCGTACAAGGCATATCACTATCTCCAGTTAGGTAAGGCAATTCCCATGCCGGACGATACGCTGTTTATTGAGACGGACATCTACAACGGACTCTTCGATTACGAGCAGACTATCTTGGACTTTTATGTCAAGTCCGATCTCACAGAAGGTCTTCACAGCTGCGTTCGCTATCTGTTGAAGATGGGTTTTTTCCAGTCCAACGTCGTGGCAAATCTCAAGTACTACGTCAAGCCAGTGAAGTCCGTGCGAAGCCGCCTCAAGCTTCCCAACCCATTTGGCGATGAGTTTAAGCCTTCAGCGGTCTCGCTGATCTCGTATCCTCTCGCAAATGTTCGGTTTGTCAATTATACCGTAAAGGAGGGAGCCTTCACGACTCCAAACGGAGTGTCACTCTGCGAGAATGCGTGCGTCAATCTACTGACAGGAGAGGTTGTTGCCAAGATGAAGGAGTCTACCGTGAATCTTCCGGTCATTCCTCACTCAATTCGCGGTCTTGAAGATGTACGCACATATTCAAGCGGAACAGGTCAGCTCGAGTTCACGGCTACGGTTCATAACTACGAAAAGGACGCGATTCGCATTCTACATGGCGGATACAGTCTGCAAGGCTCGTATTCCGACTGCGCAGTCCTTCCGTCACCCACAGGCCGTATTTGTGAAAAAAATTGGCTTCCCATTCCGGGAATGAATAGCTTTATCTACGAATGGCATCCCTTCACACTCTTGAATTCCAAAGGAGCTGTTGTCAGCACCACACCAACACCTCCACTGTTCTCCTTGTTTCGTGGATCGGCACCCCCAATCCGAATGGGTGCCAAATGGTGGGCCTTGGTTCACCTGGTCGAGTACGACACCGTCCGAAAGTACTACCACTGTTTGGTTGAGCTGTCCGCAGACCTGAAGCCTCTCCAGATTACACTGCCGTTCGTATTTGTCGCACCTGGTATTGAATATTGCCTGTCTATGCGAAGCTCTGGATCCACGCTCTATTGCTATGCTGGAATCAACGAGACCGATGTCTCGGAGTTTGCGATTCCCCACAACGAGTTTACATGGGTTTCTTACGTGTAGAGGTGACGCCACGACTCATTGACAACCTTGGTCTCCACCAAGATTCCCTTCACATCCTCCGGCGTGATGGCCATCGGAAGCTTGACTGCCCGATAGAACGGGTAGGTCTTCGCAGTCTTCTCATCCGCAATCCGCAGGAGATTGATGCGCGTCACCAGAGTCTCCACCGCACGGATCAGAACACGGACTCCCTCCTCCTCGTGAGAATACTCTGCGATCATGAACTTGATCGCCTCGTCCGAGATGGTCAGCTCCTCCTTCATGTTGATCCGCTCCAGAACCTGAGGCCACACATACTGCTTCACGATCGACCGCTTATCGTCGGCCGTGTAGCCAGCACAGTTGATCACCTGCATACGATCCTTCAAGATCGGGTGGATCTTGGTCTCGTCGTTGAAGCTAAACACAAACAGGCACTGGCTCAGATCGAAATCAACTCCCGCAAAGTAGCGGTCGTGGAAGTGAGAGTTCTGCGACCGGTCTGTCAAGTGGATCAGCATGGAGATGATCTCCTCGCCGTGAGCCGTCGTGGAGACCTTGTCCAGCTCGTCAAAGTAGATCACCGGGTTCATGCACCGAGCGGACATGATGGCATCGGCAATACGGCCCCAGGTCGCACCCTCGTAGGTGTAGGAGTGACCCACAAAGTTCGCCGAGTCCGACGCACCACCCAGCGAGAAGAACTCAAACGGCCGCTTCAGGACCTCCGCAACGCCGTGACGAGCAAAGGACGTCTTGCCCACACCCATCGGGCCCTTGAGAGCGATCACATTGCCCACCGACGATGGGTTGGCGATCCACTGCGCCACAATCTGCATGATCTGCGCCTTGGCGGCATTCATGCCATAGACCGCCTTGTCCATCGTACCCTGCGTATCCGACAGGAACTTGGAGCAGGCTGTCCGATCCTCCTTGAAGCTCACCGGCAGGGGCACCACCTTGCCGAACGGGATCCGGAGAAAGCCGTCCACCCACGTCTTGAGCTTGTGAACCTCGCCACCGTCGGCGTCCATCTCGTTGAGGATGTCAATCTTGCGGATCACCGTCGCCTTGAGCTGGTCCGAGATCGGAAGCCCGAGCACGCGGAACTTGTAAGGAACCTCGCCATCTGACACCAGCTTGGCGAGACCTTTCATCTGCTCATTGAGCTTGCGACGCTTGGACTTGGACAGATCCTCGAAATACTCCTCTTCCTCCTCGTTGAGAGACAAGGCCGGAGAGTCGGGCTCCTCGCGCTCCTTACGGTTCTTGCGGCTCGGCACCATGCCTCCCTTTCCGGGCCGAACGTACTTGCTCATGAGGTGGCTGATAAACTCCTCCTCGGACTCCTCTTCGGACTCGGACTCTTCCTCCTCGATGTCAATGCGAGGGCCAGCCTTACCTCCGGCGATGTGGTGGATGTGAAGCTTGACAGACACCTTGGCACCCTTGGGGAGCTTGAGAGTGGACTCCTCCTCGGACTCTTCCTCGCTCTCATCCTCGTCTTCCTCCTCGGACTCTTCCTCGCTCTCACTCTCAGCCTCGTCTTCGTCGCCGGCCTCGTAGTCGGAGTCGTCAGAGTCATCCTCCTCCTTCTTGGTCTTGAGTGTGTCGTCGTCCACCCACACGACGGGAACCTTGCGATTACGAAGATTGTACTTGCTAGGAGGCATTCTTGCTGCTTCCCAAGATAAAAACAAAGTCACATCCATTTTTAATGGAGGACATCGCCAAGATAGTCGAAGATCTTGAAGACGAAAACAACCGGGAGGCCGCCTCGGACCCTTTAACTAAGACAAGTCTGGGAATTGTAGAGAAATTTCTCAAGACCCATCCTGTACTTTGTTACGGTGGTACGGCCATCAACAACCTTCTCCCTGCGAAGGACCGTTTCTACGACCCGAAGGTGGAGGTTCCCGATTACGATTTCTTTAGCAAGACGCCTCAGGCTCACTCGGTCATGATTGCGAATCAGCTCAAACGCCATGGCATCAAGGAAGTGGAAGTCAAGCCGGGCATGCACCTTGGAACCTTCAAGGTCTTTGCTGACTTTACCGGCGTGGCTGACATTACCAGCCTGACCCCCGAGATCTTTGACCGGCTGTGGGACCAGTCTCTCGAGCGCAACGGAATCCACTATGTACCCCCGAACTTTCTGCGAATGTCCATGTATCTCGAGCTCAGTCGCCCTCGTGGTGACGTATCGCGCTGGGAGAAGGTCTACACTCGGCTTCAATTGCTCAATAAGGCGCACCCGGTCACATGTAAATCTCCGGACGGCGGTAGCCACAGTCACCTGACCTACGAACAGCAAAAGGGCGTGGTGAAGATGCTCAAGGAAGAGCCGCTGGTTCTGTTGAGTGTGAGCGCG